AGTAGTGTACCCCTAGGTTACAAAATACAAAAGAGAAGATAAAAAATGAATACTGAAAAAGTCGAACAATACCGAATGAGGATTGAAGCATGTCGAGATCCAGAACGGGCTAAAGAAATATGGAGAGATTTGCTTTCTGATCGACATAACTACTTTGCAAGAGAGTTCTGTGATGCAGCTGACTGGGAATACAGGAATGATGTGCCTTCAGAAGATATCTGCTCGGAAGTTCTTCCGAATGATATAGCAAGGAAGGTAAGGTTCTGTACTCCTGATAACTACTTGGTTGATGAAAACCAGAAAGTGTACATCATAGACTTCAAGGTTGCTGTAGATGATAAAAGTTCAAAAGAGACTAGAGATAAATATAACCAAATCTTTGGGGAGATCTTTGAACCAAACGGAATTGATTATGAGGTCGTTATAATTAGGCATAATCCTGCTACTAGTGTGACAACAATTGATTCAGATAACTTGCAAAATATGCTGACAGGTATTCAATTGACTGTAGATTTGTCCTGGTTTAATCAGCTGAAAGATTTCCTCTTTGACAAGTTTAAGGAGGATGAAAGATTCTTGTCGATAATAAATCAAGGTGACTTTACTATGACACTTCCCTGGTTAGAAGAGGATACGCCAGAGTTGTTTCATCATCCCAAGTACATACAATTCATAAATTCTATGGAAGAAGAAGAAAGAAACACTTTCATAAATGCGGTTAATTTTCAGACAGTAAAAGCTGATAAATGGAATGATGGTTTAAAGAGTGTCATGGAGAAGTATAAAGACAATTATAAGGCATTTGTTAAAAGATCAGCCCAAGAGGTTTTCAGTACAACTGGAGAATATCCTAAACCGACTAGATCTGAAATTGATGCAGGGTGGCTTGAAATGGTTGAAAGAATAAAAATTGAAAGGAATGTTACAACAGATATGTCCAAACAAAAGCCTAGTTTCCATTTTATCTGGTCCCCAAATTCAGATGAATCAAACAATAACAGTGCAAAAATTATCAAACTCTCAAAAAAATTACAGTCTATAACTGGTACTGGATCATTTGTAAAACCGTTTAAATCTCTAGGGAAACTTATGGACATTAGTTCAGATGTCAATGGTTATGAACGTTTTTGCAATAAGCTAAAAGCAGAAGCTAGAAAAACTCCAAGGAAAATAGACAAAAAAATAGATGAGTTTTCTGCTGGGACATTCACTGCTTTATGGGAGCAGCAGTTCAAGTTAGACACAAACGTTATAGATAAAGAAGATAGGATACATCTCTTAAAAGATTTTTTTGGAATAGGTAAGCATAAGCAATTTGCAAAAAGACTAAATGATGATTTAGATTTAGAGAAGCCGATTATTTTAGATTTTGATAATCAAGACATTATTAGGAAATGCAAAAGCGAGTATAATAACGTGGAGTCAATTCTTTCAAAAGTAAGCAATCTAGACAAAATGGGCAATTACTTAGAACATTATTCAGCAAACATACAAGCTGCAAGTCAGTCAATGTGGGACAATATTTACAAAATAACAAAAACAAGATTTTGGCAATGCATAAATGATTATTCAACTTTAATGAAAAACATGCTTGCTGTTTCGCAATATAACCGTCACAATACATTTAGAGTTGTTTCTTGTGCCAATAACAATGTTTTTGGTATTGTGATGCCGAGTTCTGACATTAAAACTAAGAAGGCAACGCTTGTATATTGTGTAATAACTATACATGAAGAAGAAGAAGAGATAGCTCACTTAGGTTCACTTTATGGGACATTTCGTTCATCAAACTGTTATGTTTCGATCTCAAAAGCCTTTAGATTAGACAAAGAAAGATGTCAGAGAATTGTGTCATCACCAGGGTTGTTTATGATGACTGCTTGTTTATTTCTAGGTAATAATTATACTTTACAATTTGACAAACTTTTAAATTTCTCATTTCACACATCAGTCTCTGTCACAAAAGCTATGCTATCCTTAACTGAACCGTCTAGATATATGATGATGAATTCATTAGCCTTATCAAGTCATGTTAGAGAGTACATATCTGAGAAATTTTCGCCATATACTAAAACAGCTTTTTCAGTGATTATGACTGATCTAATAAAAAAAGGCTGTTATAATGCATTTGAGCAGAAGGACAGAGTCCAATTAAGGAATATCCATCTCACTGATTATGATATAACTCAAAAGGGGGTAGATTCTAAAAGAGATCTTAAATCTATCTGGTTTCCTGGAAAAGTTAATTTGAAAGAATATGTCAATCAAATTTATATGCCATTCTATTTTAATTCCAAAGGATTGCACGAAAAACATCATGTATTAATTGACTTAGCTAAAACAATATTAGAAATTGAGAAAGATCAAAGATTGAATTTACCAAAACCCTGGAGTGAAACACCTAAGAAGCAAACCGTAAACCTCAAAATAATGATATATGCAATAGCAAAGAATTTAAATTTAGACACATCTAGACATAATTTTGTTAGGAGCAGAGTTGAAAATGCCAATAATTTAAATAGATCTATAACAACAATTTCCACTTTCACTAGTTCTAAATCATGCATAAAGAGAGGAGATTTTAGTGAATATAAAGATAAAGTACAAAAAAAGAATGACAAGTATATGAAAAATGAAATAAAAAAGCTGACTATAGCAAACCCTTTGCTAGTAGAAGAAATTACTAATGATGCAGAGATAAAGCATGCCACATATTCAGATATAAAAAAAGCAGTGCCTGAATATATAGATTATATGTCGACTAAAGTTTTTGATAGACTATATGAAATGATTAAAGATAAAATAATAGAAAATGAGAAGACAATAGACATTATCTTTAAAACTATGAAAGAACATAAGGAATTTGTCTTTGCATTTTTCAATAAAGGCCAGAAGACAGCTAAAGATAGAGAAATATTTTTAGGAGAATTTGAGGCCAAACTTTGTCTTTATTTATTAGAAAGAATATCAAAGGAAAGATGCAAACTCAATCCCGATGAAATGATTAGCGAGCCTGGAGATGCAAAGCTAAAAGTGCTAGAAAAGCAGGCAGAAGAAGAGATCAGATTTTTAGCTAAGAGTATAAAAAATGTCAATAAGGAATTGCTTTCAAAACTAGAAAGTGCAAAGTGGGGGGAAGAGTTTACACTAGAAGACTTGGGTTCAAGTAAAGCACACGGTTTGAAATTGGAAATCAATGCTGACATGTCAAAATGGAGTGCACAAGACGTTATATATAAGTATTTTTGGCTAGTAGCATTAGACCCCATACTATACCCTGCTGAGAAGAAAAGGATAATATATTTTTTATGCAACTACATGCAAAAGAAGCTCATATTACCTGATGAGCTTCTTCAAACTATATTAGATCAAAGGGTTCCCAGATATAATGATATAATTGGGGAAATGACTGATGGTTACAGAAAAAATTGGGTGACTATAGAGAGGAACTGGCTTCAAGGCAATATGAATTATACATCAAGTTATTTACATAGTTGTTCAATGTCTGTGTTTAAAGATGTTATCCGTGAATGTGCTACACTTTTAGAAGGAGAAACATTAGTGAATTCCATGGTTCATTCAGACGATAATCAGACATCAATATGTATGATTCAGAACAAGCTTGAAGATAATAATATTATAGAATTTATAACTAAATTATTTGAGATGATATGCTTAACATTTGGCAATCAGGCTAACATGAAAAAAACATATTTCACTAATTTCATAAAAGAGTTTGTTTCATTATTCAATATACATGGCGAACCTTTTTCTATATTTGGAAGATTCTTACTGACTGCTGTTGGTGACTGCGCATATTTAGGACCGTATGAAGATTTAGCAAGTAGACTATCAGCAACTCAAACAGCTATTAAGCATGGCTGCCCCCCATCATTAGCATGGCTATCTATAGCATTAAATCACTGGATGACACACACAACGTATAACATGATGCCAGGGCAAGTAAATGACCCTTTACCTTTCTTTCCTACTACGTCTAGAGATGAGATACCTATTGAAATGTGTGGACTTTTAAAATCTGATTTGCAAACTATAGCGTTGGTAGGCTTAGAAGCAGGGAATCTATCTTACTTAGTTTCATTATTACGTAGGATGTCACCAATCCAACTGCAGAGAGAATCAGTCCAGGCACAGTGTACTCAAATCAAATCATGGGATTTAAGCCAGTTGACAACAATGGATGTTATTAAATTAAAAGCCTTGAGACATATATCACTGGATAGTGATATATCTACTGATGACGGGATGGGAGAAACAAGCGAAATGAGATCAAGATCTTTGCTAACCCCTAGAAAATTTACAACAAGCTGTTCCTTAAATAGATTGGTTTCTTACAATGATTTTCAGAAAATAATAGCTGATGAAGAGGAGAAAGAAAAAATGTTTGAGTACTTCGTTAGAAACCCACAACTATTAGTAACAAAGGGGGAAAATATAAGAGAGTACGCAAATTCTGTGATCTTTAGATATAATTCTAAGAAATTCAAGGAGTCATTGTCTATCCAAAACCCTTCACAATTATTTATTGAACAAATACTTTTTTCAAACAAACCTGTAATAGATTATACAAGCATTCATGATAAAATGTTTGGTTTACAGGACCATCCTGATATGGTTGACATGGACACCATCATTGGTAAAAAGACATTTGTACAGTGTTATGTTCAAATTGTAGAAGATTTAAGCAAATTTGAACTCACCTCAGAAGACATAGAAACAGTGTATTCATACTGTCTACTAAATGACCCATTATTGATAACTGCTGCAAACAATGTTATATTATCAGTGAAAGGAGCTGAGCAAGAAAGACTTAGTCAGTCTGCATGTAGGATGCCAGAAATGAGAAGTCTAAAATTAATATATCATTCCCCGGCTTTGGTATTGCGGGCTTATGTTACACAAAATAATAATATCCAAGGAGCAGATCCAGATGAAATGCAAAGGGATGTCACCCATCTAGAAGAATTTATTGAAAAAACTAAGATAAGAAATAATATGAGAGAGAGAATAAGAATTAATGAAATTAAGATGATGAGAAGAGATATACAATTTGAGATAAAAGAGCTGACAAAGTTTTACCAAACATGCTATGATTATATAAAGTCTACAGAGCACAAAATAAAGATATTTATATTGCCATATAAAGTCTATACTCCTATAGAATTTTGTGCGGCACTAACTGGAACTTTGATATCAGATAATAAATGGTATATTGCTCATTTTTTAAAAAATATAATATCAACATCCCATAAAGCACATATATCCAGTAGTCCAGATTTAGAAGTACAATTAGCTTTAGAATGCTTTAGGTTAATTGCACATTTTGCTGATTCATTTTTATCAGAAGAATCAAGGGTAAGATTTTTATATAATGTTATAGATAAATTCTCATATAAGAATGTCAGGGTTGATTATCTCTTCAAAAAATTAAAAGAATCAAAACACAGAACAAAATTCTTGCCAATACTATACCATACTAATGAACTAACTCAAAGGGATTTAGACAAGTATGATGCTGATAAATCAGATGAGAGAATATCATGGAATAATTGGCAAGTCTCAAGAGAGATGAATACAGGACCAATTGATCTAACCATCGTGGGATATGACAGACAGATAAGGATAACAGGGATTGATGATAAGTTATTAGCAGCAGAAATGCAGTTAGTAAGAATGGGTAGGGAATACATTTCAAGACATGCTAAGGCTATGCTCAATAAGAAACATGGCCTGAAATTTGAAAAAATGAAAAAGTATGAGGAACTATCAGATGGGTTAGATTATATAGTTTATCAGCAAAGGGGTAGAAACAGGTTTTTTTACAATATATTATCTAAGCAAATCATAATTGATCACAACTCAAGAGTTGATAGATCTAAAAGCATAACGGAGTCAAAATGGGTTCCTGTTTGCCCTGTAGCAATATCTAAACTATATCAAACTGGAAAACCAGATAAGACTAAAATTAGTAGACTCAATATGCAATCCTATAGTTTAACCAAGCTTCAAGTCAACCCAGAAGAATATGCAACAATTCGTAAAGCACACTTCCAGAAGATGTCATTTTTCTCAGGTCCAGATTTAAAAAGCGGAGGAATGAATATATCTGTGTTAATGAATACACCTAGTTTGTTGAGTTTAAATTATGATACCCTCCAACAAGCATCGCTTATAGACATGTGTAGGGTTTTTAAGTGCGAAGGATTACAAGAAGATCAAATGGCTTTTGAATTCCTATCAGATGAAGTAATGCAGACAGATTTAGAAGAAGAGTTGGAATGTAATCCAATATTTAGTATAACTTATAACACAAAAGGCGATAGAACTATGACATATAAGAACGCTTTTTCTAGTGCGCTAATAAGAGAATGTGACAAATTTGAAAATTCCTTTGATTTCCTAGATCAAGGGTTTTGTTCCAATGAGAACTTGTCTATATTAGAAGAAATACATTGGATTGTACGAGAGTTGAAAACTAATCAATGGTCCACTGAATTAGATCAATGCATTCATATGTGCATGTATAGGAATGGGCTAGATAATGAATACCACCAATTTGATATACCAAAACCATTTTTAAATGACCCTATAAAAAGAGATATAAAATGGAAAAAAGTTAGAAAATTTATAGAAGCTTTAAGAGATTTTAAAATAAAATCAGAACCTTGGGTTAGTATATTAGACAATTTTTGTGATAAAGCGTCCAGATTAATAAACCAAAAAATCAGAGAAAATAGCGAGCCTTCTAATTTGAGCTTGTTTGTAGATCCAAATAAAAAGGGAGGTAGGTCCAAGTTTGAATTTAATTAGATTTTTTGTGAATAGTGTAAATAAGTTCTCATAATTATAGTWATGTTCCTAGGGGCACACTACT